ATGGATTGCCAAGAATGGTGTTTTTGTCACCCTCTTGAACAGCACCAGATGGGTCATAAATCTTACCAATGTTGAAGATTGTTGCGCCATCAGCAGTTGGGTTTCCACCTTGCGCTAACGCAACTGAAGATTGCAAAGCCTTGAATCTGCTTGCAACTTCAACATCTCCACCAGACTTCAAGAATCCTTCCCATTTACCCATGACATCCAGATTAGCCTTGGCTACGGCTGTTGGGTCATTCATATTGACTGAAAGTTTTGTGCTTTTCAGGTCAGCAGTTTTTCTAGCTTCCTTAGTAACCTTATCAAGTCCTTCTTGTCCATATTGTTCAAAAATCTTCACAGGGTCATTGGTTCTATACAAAGTAAGAGCCGCATTTGACTCATCACCTGTAAATGGAACTGGTTTAGGAGCACCAGTCAACAATGACTTAAATGCCTGACCCGGCAATGTTGGCTTCTGATAGATAGTCTCACCTTCTTTAACCGTAATGGTTTCTGGTGTTAACGACTTGAGAAGTGCTCTACCTTGCGGGAAAGATTGCAGTCTTGCTACAACATCATTATTGATAGTGCCATCAGCATTTTGCAACTGACCAGCCAACTCATTAGCCACAGCCACAAGGCCACGCTCTTGCATACCCTGACCACGTTGAGTCAAGTAGTCTTGAGTCTTGAGTTCATTCAACTGCTGGTTTTGCGCCTGTTCTCTAGCCTTCATCATCTCATTACGCAAAAGGAAAGCGGCTTCTTGGTCGCCTGTTTGCAATGCGGCTTGAATAGCTTGACCATAAGAATCAGGGTTTGCAGGGTCAATCATGCCAAGCAACTGTTGACGCTGTGTAATCTTCTGTAACTGTGGGTCAACACCACCCAAAGCGCCGCCAATAGCACCTGCCAAACCATAAGCACCTTGACCAATAGCAGCATTTGCTTGTTGGAAAGGGTCTAGTCTTGCAAACTCCATTGCTCTTGAACGAGCAAGGTCTTGTTGCTGTTGTTGGTACTGTTGTGGGCTTGTGAATAAGCCTAAGATTTCTGATGCCATGATCTCTCCTTATGGAACAAATGCTGTTGGTTGGTTGTAATAACCTGCATAAGCACTTGGGCTAATGTTGTATCCAGACGCACCAGATGGAGCGCCTCTACCAAATCCACTAAACAAGTTGCCAAAATCACTATATTCAAACGCATTTTGTAGTTGAGGATTCTGTGAACCTGAAATCAATGCAGTCGCCAATGGGTTGTAAGCATCAGCCCGTCCTCTTAACTGAGCAGCAGACATTCCTCCCTCAAGCAAAGCATTGGCAGCACTAGGACTCATACCTTTAGCGCCCAAGTTAATGCCAATATCCAAAGGCTGTTGTCCAAGTCCTTCAAGAGCCTTCTCTTGACCCATGTAAGCCTCAAATGGACGCAAAGCACCAACTTGACCTAACTGATATTGGTTATACAAGTCAGAACCAACACCAAACAAACCAGCGCCAAACTTCAACTGCTCTTGTCCCGCAGTCTGAGCCTGATTAGCCAACTGCAAGTCTTGTTGCGCTAATGCGTTGTAGTAGGCTTCCATTTCAGGATTAGAAGCACTCAAACCAAGGCCACCACCGGGGCGAATTCCTGTAGCACCTACAGACAATCCACCACGACCAGTTTGGAACAACTGATTCTGTAACTGAGCCATCTGACGCTCACGGCTAGGAGCCAACAAGTCTTGTTGACGAGCCATGTACTGTTGAGCTACTTGTTCAGGAGTCTGTTGAAGATACTGCTGACCAAGGCTATATAGATTACTAGCCGCACCAGTCAAAGGAGCATACTGTTGACCAGCCATCTCTGCCTGACTTAAAGCACCGCCAGCCATTCCTCTAAATCTATCTTGATAGGCTTGCAGTTCAGGGGCAAGGTTGTAAGAAGCACCAGAGACACGACCAGAAGGGTCAGTTTGGAACTGAGTGTTACTAAACCGTGTAGTTATTCCTACAGGTCGAAAACGAGCTTCTTCAGCCGCTAATTGAGATGCTTTAAGCGTTGCATCTGCTTGAGCACGAGCAGCATCTTCTGCACTATTACCGCCAAACAGACCTCCAAGAAATCCAATGCCGCCACCAATAGCTGCGCCAACTGGCCCAAACATTGAGCCAGCACTAGCTCCAGAAGCGGCTCCAGATAAACCTTCTTGCAATGCCATATTAATCCCCTTTGATCAAAATAATTGTGTTCATGCTGTGCGCCGCCACATATAGACAGTGATGTACGGTTGCAAGTTGGCATTCGTGCCACTAGAACCAGTGGTACTGTTGGCTAGTGTTCCCGCCCCGTGAGTGTGAGCTAGATTCGCAGAACTTGTAGTTGTTGAACCAAAATAACCAGCAAATGAATTTCCACCAAGAGACGCATCAACTGTGTATAGAGATACACCAACAGTATGAGTGTGAGCTTCATTTGCGCTCATTGCACCAGTTGAGCCACTAATTGTGTGGGTGTGAGACACAGTAATAGCATCTTTGCTACCACCAGTCTCGCCAAGCGTATCAAATGCAGTGTCACCAGTATCAACACCAACCATGACACGACCAGCACCAAATGCAGTCCAAGTACCAAAGCCAAGCAATGTTGCAGGATTTGTACTTACGGCGGCATTGGTGTAGATTGAGCCAACAGGATAAATAGCAGACAAAGCTGTTTGAACAAATGCTGTAGTCGCAACTGATGTGTCATTGTCACCAGTAGTAGGCGTTGGTGCAGTTGGGCTACCTGTAAAAGCAGGACTTGCTAAATCTGCCTTGGTCGCAACAGCAGTAGCAATGTTGTTGAACTCAGTGTCAATCTCAGTACCTTTGACAATCTTCAAAGGATTGCCAGAAGACAAATTGTCTTTAGTGGCGAAATTCGTACTCTTGGTGTAGTCTGTCATGGTCTTCCTTTAACTTATCTTGCCTTGTTTGGCTTGAATCTCAATCTTCTGAATCGACAATGGTGTTCCATTAATGTCAGACTCATATCCTGTTTGAACAACCTTACCTGTGCCTGTTGCTGAAACAACCAGTGTTTGCAAAGCTACACCATCAGAGTATTGAGATATAGCAGTTGGAGATGTGTGTTCAAGAGTGTGTGTGCCTGAACCAGCACTACCAGTATTGATTGCAGAGCCACCAGATGATGCAGACAAATTACAAGTAGCGCCAGATGCATTCACAATGTAATAAGTAGTTCCAGTGCTTAAACCAGATGGCAAAGTACCTGTTGTTGTTAAAGTTACATTATTGTCATTTACAAAAGCAGAGCCATCAACAGATGTAATCACAGCAGGACTTGCATTTGTGATAGTTACAACTTGTCCATCTGGATTGTCATAAGAAGCAATTCCATAGTAAGACTCGCCTTGTGTAGGAATAGTGTCGTTGTCAGACAAGTAGTTTGTCTTGAAGTCAAAACCCCACTTGAACGTCACTGTCTGATTACTACCACCAATCACCACAATGGACAACTTCTTCAGAATTGAAGTCTGATTCTGGTTGCCAAGGTCAGCATGGTTCGTGTAATACAACATACGATATGCTGTTTGGTAATCTTGATGCGTGCTATACAAACCTATATAGCCATTCTTGCCAATCAAAAGATTACCGTTGCGTCTAGAAAGGAAAGCTGTAGGCTCAATAGAGTCCCAAGTTGTCACTCTAGCCGCACCATCAGGCAAATAAGCCTTGGTATCAAAGCACCACACAGCATCAATGCTAGGCGTAGTCAACAGATAAAAAGCCTCGTACTCAGAGTAAACAGACTTAACATTTGCCAATGTCTCGCCAGAAATAGTCGCCATCAAGTCATTGCGAATGTTCTTAGACAAGTCACGTTCTGGTGCAGACTTCTCCTGAATAGTCCTCATCAACGATCTGACACCAGAGTTTGACAAGAACAACACATCAGTACTTGTGGTCTGAATACTATCTCTAGCAATGCAACCAATACCTTCAACAGTGTCACTCAATGACATAGTAGAGGGAGAAGTAGCACCCTGATAAACCAAGATTTGACGCTTGCCAAAGATGAACAAGAAGCCGTTATGAGCAGCCAAACCAGTGATCTGGTCAGCGCCATTAGGCCAAACATTGTTGACGTTTAACGAGCCAGCAGTACCTGTAGACCAAATATGGCCTGCAATCAAGTCGCTAAAGTAAACAGTAGCGTTGTTTGATGTTGTATCTGCCGCCCACAAACGACCAAAGGCTGAAATACAGATGTTGGCATCAGGAACAGTGGCTTGATAACCAGTTTTCTCAGATACCCTACGATAAGTCGTGGTGCTAACAGCAGGGTCGTAGATCAAAGGATTGTGACCAGACTGGAAGAAGTATGTGATGCCATTCAAGGAAGCACATTGCCAGTTGCTTGCAGTAATGGTAGGAGCAGTACCACCCCCCCCATACGTCAACTCAACAACAGCATTAGAGCCATCCAACTTGAATAACTTGTTGTTACCAGCAAACAATACAGTGTATGTACCGTCAGCAACAACTAACTCATGGATAACCTTAACGTCATTTGCGCCAAGGTTTCCAGAAGAAGAATTAACTCTAGCCCAACCCTTGCGTGAACCAATACGTCCATACTGGTCAATGATGCAGTTGGTTGCAACCAAAGCATATCCAGCCGCAAGATCAAGAGGACTGTCTTGCGTATTCAACCCGTAGAAGCCGGGGGCTGAAATGCTGAATGTTTGAATTGCTTGGCTCATACTGGAATGAACTCCTGATTCTCAGGATAGCGAGTGCCTTCCAATGCAATGTAGTCAGACAACATAGCTTTGTACAAGGAATAAGCC